CATTGATAGTTCGATCAAGCTGAATGGTCATCATGATACAAGCATGAATCTCAGCAGCTTTTGAGTTTCTGATATCATAGGTATTTAGATTACGATCTTTCTGTCTAGCATCAAGACACCTAACCATAGTGTTCATTGAATCCTCGACAGGATATAGTTCAATAATCATTGCGTTTTTATAATCAAGATCTAATTTGTTCATAATTTACTCCTTTTTTCTATTAGATTCATAAGTTCCCTTACCCTATCCCTTTCCTTATCAAGTTCGTGGGCGAGATATAGCATGGTAGTAAACATCAGTACGATTATCGCAAAGATGCAAATTGATAGTACATAAGTCATAATAAAATCCTTTCGTTTGTTAGTTCAAATGACATACAGTATGCCTCATTATTCGCAAAGCTAGGATGTCAATGCATTATGGTAGGAGGCTCAACAGCTATGCTGTTGTTATGCACAGGCTGAAAGCCTGATGCAATGAAGCCGAGTCGGAGCCATAAAGCAAGTTGACAGCCATGCATTTGTGAATATGATTGGCATCTGTTGGCGTTAGGAACCTGAATAGAACTGAACTTCACCAATAGCATTACATCACTTCCACATATAGAAAGATATGAAGTCTTGTAATGCCAATAGACTGAAGCATTTATGCTTTGCAAATGCTGATAAAGCTGTCGAATGCACGAAGAAAACTGTGCATTAGGAATCAACTTATGCAGCAAATACAAAGCATAAATTCAAACTCAGGGGTTTTAAAGTCGCCATAGGCGTCAAGTCTGCGCTGAAGGCGCAGTAAATAAGAAGGGGGGTTTAAATGAACACTAATCAATGGAGGATCAGCATATGCCATTAGTAGGTAATGTAATATTCGGAGAAGATACATTCGGAAGAACACAAGCAAAAGCTTACTCAGCTATGAGTGGGCATAAGATAGAGCCAAACCCAGTAATTGAATTGGTATTTAAAGGCTCAAACTTCAACGAGAATGATGATAAATACGCTACGGAGGGGCTTAGTACCCTTTTCGATAAAATAGGAGAATAATATGCAAAAAATAAAAGATTTCGCACAGTCAGCTTACGATAAATGGTCTGCACTGCCGAAGAAACACCAGATAGCAGTAGCTATAGGGGTTTTAATTATAATCTCAATCATAATAGGAGTCTAATATGCCGATGGTTAACGGAAAAAAGTACCCTTACACGAAAAAAGGTAAGGCTATGGCTGCAAAAGCTAAAAAGAAGAAGAAAAAAGGTAAGAAAAATGCTTACTAAGAAACAAAAAACACTACCAAAAGCACTTCAAGAGAAAATTATGAAGTCAAAAGGTAAAAAAAAGAAAGGTAAAAAGAAATGATACCAGGATTAATGTTTAAAGCAGGTAGAGCTATAGTAAAAGGCAAAAAGAAAATCAAAAAAGCTAAAGCTACACCTACATATGCTAAAATTAAGGCATCAGAGAACAAAGTTAGAACAGCTATGGGCTTAAAAGGTTCAGGTAAAGCTAATGTAATTCGTAGAAAAGTAAAAGCACCAGTAGGATATACAGCACTTGGTGCTTCTCTATTCATGGGTGATGATGACTAAATCTGACAAAGAGGTAATTGACCAGCTTGTTAAGTCATTGACTAACACAAAGGAAAAAGCACCGATCAGGTATAAGAAACCTGAAGTAGAAGTCGAATTTGAACCAGCACCACCTGTAAAATTAGTAATAAATAATAAAAAAGGACTATTATAATGGCAAAACAAAGAAGTTTAGTGGATCTTGCAGAAGAAATATCTGCACTATCACCTAATGAATTACAGACACTTGGAAAGATTGTGATTGCAAAACAGCAAATGACTACTCCTGCTGCTCCTGTATCTGCTCCGCAGAATGTACCAGGACCAATGGGTAGTGCTACACCACAAATGCAACAAAGATTACAACAGCCAAGAAGAACTGCACCACCTACAGCTAGAGATGCAGTTATGCCTGGTTTATTGAGGTAATGGTTAGAATTAGCAGGTTTGCGAGTAAATATCATACAACTCCAAAGAAAAAAACTCCTAAATTAAAGGATATACTTACTGATGATCAGTTAGCTACTATTGTATCAAAAGGTAAACCTAAAAAATACGCAAAGGGGTTTAAGAAACAAACAAGCCTATCTAAAAAAGAAATGAAAAGACCTGATCCAGATGCTAGAGCTGAGTTTTTTGGTGAAAAGAAACCAACTGGTTATATGAATATAGATGTTAAAGGTAAGGTAAAAGAACTTAAAGCATTGACTAGAAAAGAAAGACTTGATCTAGCAAGATTTAAAAATAAACAGAAAGCAAGGAGAAAATAATGGCTGAAAAGAAAACCAAAAAGAAAAAGAAAGGTTTAATGAAAAAAACCCTATTAAGAGTTACTCCAAAAGGAGCTTTATATGGTTTAGGAGCTGCTGCTTTGTATGGTCTTGGAAAAGAATCAGGTAAAGCAGAAGATAATAAAATTAAATCTGAACTATTAAAAAGAGGAATTAAGGTATAATGAGAGGTGGTAAAAGACCAGGTGCAGGAAGACCAAGAGGAGTCGCAGCTGGTACTAAAGGAAAAAGATTAGAAGAACATTTAGAGTCCATAAGTAGAACACCACTAGATTATATGATTAATGTATTGAACAATCCAGCAACATCTCCAGAACGTAAGATGTGGGCAGCAGAGAAAGCTGCACCTTACCTTCATCCTAGATTGGCTTCAAAAGAACTAAAAGTATCAGGAGATGAAAACAAACCAGTAAAAATTAATTTATGCCAAAGTCCAGAAAAGGAATAGAAGATCAATTAACCATACCATTTAAACCTCGTAAATATCAATGGGAGGTTTTTAAAAAATTAAAAAGATTTAATGTTATTGTTTGTCATCGAAGGTTTGGAAAGACTTGCCTTGCAATTTGGAAAATAATAACAACAGCTGTTGAAACACCTGGAGCCAGATTGGCATATATTGCTCCTACCTATAGACAAGGAAAAGCTGTAGCTTACGACTATCTAAAAGAATATACCGAACCACTTATGAAATTAGGTGGAGGTAGAAACGAAACAGAATTAAAGATAGATCTTTGGAATGGTAGTAGATTACAAATATTCGGAGCTGACAACCCAGATGCACTTCGTGGACTTGGGTTTGATGGAGTTGTTCTCGATGAGTACGCACTCATGTCTCCTAGGACATGGACAGAGATTATTAGACCTGCTGTATCAGACAAACTTGGCTATGTTATTTTCATAGGAACTCCTATGGGTCATAATCAGTTTTGGGAAGTATTTGATTTCTCAAAAAGAACTGATAGCAAAGAATGGTTTGGATGTATGTACAGAGCATCTGATACTGAAGTAATTCCTGAATGGGAACTAGAAGATGCTAAAAGAACAATGCCAGATTCGCAGTACCAGCAGGAATATGAATGTTCATTCAATGCTGCGGTACAAGGTAGTTATTACGGAGCTTTGATGGAGAAAGCTGAAGGTGACAAACGCATAGGAGATATACCATACGATCCAACTATAGGTGTAGAAACTTGGTGGGATTTAGGTATTGGTGATTCTACAGCAATATGGTTTGCACAAAGAGTTAATAACGAAGTAAGACTTATAGATTATTTAGAAACAAATGGTGAATCACTTGCATACTATGTTGGTGAACTAAATAAAAAACCATATAACTATAAAGCTCATATAGCTCCACACGATATTACAACTAGAGAACTTGGTACTGGTAAATCAAGATTAGAGGTTGCATCAGAGCTTGGGCTAAACTTTGAAGTAGCTCCAAAGCTAGAAGTAGATCACGGAATTGAATCAGTAAGAAATACTTTGCCTAACTGCTGGTTTGATAGAATAAGATGTAAACACGGTATCGAATCATTAAAACAATATAAAAAAGTTTTTGATGATAAGAACCAGGTGTTTAAGAATAAACCACATCATAACTGGGCATCACACGGAGCTGATGCATTTAGATATGGTTGTGTAGGAGAAGCACCTGAAAGAACAGATTGGGCAAGAGAAATTAACGTAGATACGAGGTATATTATATGATTGTTAAAACAGCATCTAAACTTGCAGCTAAAAAGGCAGCTCTTGTTAAAAAAGAAATAGCAGCTATGAAAAAAATAGAAAAGATGTTTAAAAACAAAAAATCTATAAAAAAAGCTTATAAACTATAATAGTAAAGGTTAAATAATGGCATCACCAAAACCAAAAAATAAAGCATTGTATGCAAGAGTAAAAGCTGAAGCTAAAAGGAAGTTTAAAGTTTATCCTAGTGCATATGCAAACGCTTGGCTTGTTAAAACTTACAAGAAGCGTGGCGGAAAATATTAATGGCGTACGAAGGTGGACTGCGTAAGTGGTTCAAAGAGGATTGGAGAGATGTTAAGACTGGCAAGAAGTGTGGTCGTTCTGGAAAGAAAGATAAAGGTAGACCATATCCTGCGTGCAGACCTAAGAAGGTAGCAAAAAGAATTTCAAAAAAAGAAGCAGCTAAAAAGACTGGACCTAAAAAAGTTAAATGGTCTGTTACTGCATCAGGAAGAAAGAGAAAAAATAAATGATGAAATCAATTAAAGCACCTGCTGGTTTTCATTGGATGAAGAAAGGTTCATCTTATAAACTTATGAAACATTCAGGTAAATTTAAACCTCACAAAGGAGCATCATTAACAGCTAAATTTGAGGTACAGAAGAAACATGGCTAAGACTCCAGCATGGCAACGCAAAGAAGGTAAATCAAAGTCTGGTGGTTTAAACAAAAAAGGTGTAGCTTCTTACAGGAGAGCAAATCCAGGAAGTAAATTAAAGACTGCTGTAACTACAAAGCCAAGTAAATTAAAAAAAGGATCTAAAGCTGCTAAAAGACGTAAATCATTTTGTAAGCGTATGACAGGTATGAAGAAAAAATTAACTTCTGCTAAAACAGCAAGAGATCCTAATTCAAGAATAAATAAAGCATTAAGGAAATGGAATTGTTAAATGGATGATCAAAAATTAAAAGCAATGATTGCGTCTGAAATACAGACTGCAATGGGATATCTTGGTGGAGAGCTTACAGAACAAAGAACTAAATCTTTAGAATATTATTTTGCTGAACCATTTGGTAATGAACAAGATGGTAGATCACAAGTAGTATCAACTGATGTATCAGATACTATTGAATCTATATTACCTACAATAATGAGAACATTTACAGCATCTCCTAGAGCTGTACAAGCTACAGCAAATAAACCAGGAGATGAAGCTGCTGCAAAACAAGCTACAGATTATTTGAATCATGTATTCTATAAAGATAATCCTGGCTTTACGATTTTATATACATTTTTCAAAGATGCATTATTACAAAAAAATGGAATCTTAAAAGTATATTGGGATGATTCTTTAGATGTAGAACGATCAACATATGAAGGACTTACAGATGATGAGTTTGCTTTGTTATTGGCTGATCCTGAAGTCAAAGTATTAGAACATACTGAGTATGAAATAGACAATGAAGAAGCATTAGCTGAAGCACAAAAGTTTATTATGGATAGAGGAATGCCAGGAGATATTAAGTCATCTGGTAAACTACATGATGTTGTAGTTAATAGAATGAATAAAAAAGGTCAGGTAAGAATTGAAAATGTACCACCTG